CATAAAAAGTTTTTGAAAACTTTTTATAGGGGGTAGGGTCTGCTATTAATTCTTTTACGAAGTCTTCTTTTGAACTCATGTTAGTAGTCGTTCCTTTTTTGGTGTCTGCCTTATATAGTATATATATATAAGATTAAGTATATATAAGATCAGTTAGTCTCATTCACAAGACTAAGAACACATAATAGGTCTAGGATAATAATCGTGGCAATAAAACCAACCACTTCAAATTCTAATAGTAAGCTTTCTAAGATACTCACAAGTCGATACTCCTATTTAGGCAGGGGGTAGAAAGTTGTTATTACAGAAAAAAACAAGAGGTAGGAAGCCTAAGTTACCTAATCATATACTCAGTAGAGCAGAGTTGCTTGATATAGCAGAGAAGTGTTTTCAGTTCTGTATTGAGGCTACAGGTATACAGTTATATTCATACCAAGAGGAGTTTGCTAGACGTATATGCCAGTCTATTATTCTTGAGGATGGTGAAGAGATAACGGCCTTATTTGCTCGGCAGTCAGGTAAAACTGAATCTGTTTCGGTGGTGGTGGTAGGTTTGTCAGTAATTTTACCGACTCTTGCTAAGACTGAAGGTCTTAAAGAAGATGATCGTATAAACAAGTTTAAGCGTGGGCTTTGGGTTGGTATATTTGCGCCTAACTATGAGTTAGCGGGTGTTATGCATAGTAGAATGGCTAATCGTATGCAGTCTGAGACTATGATGCGGGTATTAAAAGACCCTGAGCTTGGAATAGAACTCCAAGGTGGGCGTAAGGTGCTTAGATTACCTAATGGAAGTTTTGTGGATGCTAATAGTGCAGGGCCACAGGCTAATATTGAGGGTAAGACTTACCATTTAATTATATGTGAAGAGACTCAGGATATATCTAACTACAAGATACGTAAGTCGATACACCCAATGGGTGCTAGTACTAATGCGACTATGATTAAGATTGGTACACCTAATCAACAGAAGAATGAGTTCTTTGATGCTTGTGATCGTAACCGAAAGAAGACCACCACTTTAGGTAAAGATGAGTTACCTTGTCACTTTCAGTATGACTATGAGCACCCAGCTAGACATAACCCAAGATACCGCTCTTATATTGAGAAAGAGATAGAGCGCTTAGGGTATGAATCTGATGAGTTTAGAATGTCATATCGCTTACATTGGATGTTAGAGAGGGGTCATTTTATAGCACCCGAAATATTTGATGCTTGTGGTATCAAGAAGACCAGCAAGTTACGAGTTAAGAAAAAAGGCAAGTATGTACACTTCAAGCGCAATGACAGTCATTACTATAACGACAGTACTACTGATAACATGGTTGCATCTATAGACATAGGTCGTTCCAATGACTCTACTGTGGTGACCATTGCCAAGGTTTGGTGGGAAAATCCTATCATGTTTGCAGGCGAGGATCGTTATCATATTCACATTGTGAATTGGTTGGAGATCCAAGGTGATGATCATGAAACACAATATCCTCAGATATTACAGTTCTTAGCTAACTATAATATAGGGACTATAGTAGTAGACGCTACAGGGCGTGGTGATCCTATTTTTGATCGTTTAAAGGCAGACCTATATGAGGATGGAATAACGGTACAGCCCTTTATTTTCAGTCAAAGAACAAAGCATGAGGGTTACACTATTCTCTATCAAGAGATAAAGGTTCAGAGATTAACTTACCCTGCAAGTGATCACGCTCGTTCTTATAAGCGGTGGCAAAGATTTGTTAGAGAAATGTATGACCTTCAAAAAGATTGGAGGGGTAAATACATGGATGTTAAAGCTCCTACAGGTAAAAGAAAATCGGGTTCAGAAGGGCACGATGATTACAGCGACTCTTTAATGATGTTATGTTATCTAGTAAATAGAAAGATGATAGCTGCCGAGACTGCGGATAACCCATTTTTAGGTAGTGCTGTTGGCGATACACGCAGAAGGTATTCAGCTCAAATAAAGGGCGGTAGATCCAGGAGGAAATTTGATGGTTGGTGAACAATTAACAGTCGAACAAATTAGTGAGTTAAGTGGTTACTCTTTAAGGGTTGTAAAAAAGGCTCTTTCTAAAGGTGACTTATTAGATAGATCTCTACCATGTGTAGGAGAGTGGCTAAAATCTTCAATACAGACTAAAATGGGCACAACGAAGACTCGCACAGGCATACGCAAGGACAGAGAACCAATTGTCCATAGAAAATGGGATTGAGGTGACATATGGCACTACTTAGCAGAGGGATTATCGCAGGAACACCTTATGGTAGTTCTGAAACTAATGTATATCAGTTAGTTACTTCTACAGAGCTAGAACACTCTTCGAGACTAACAAAGTATAGAGAACAGATGAGGTTCTATAAAGGGCAGCACTGGGATCACACCAGGGATATTAATGAGTCCTTTGTGACAATGAACTATTGTAGGCGGTTTGTTGATGCTAACGTAAACTTCTTAATGAAGGGGGGATTTACGGTTACGATACCTGACGACCCTGCCACTCCTAATAAAGAGGATGAAGACAGAGAGTTTGTTAGACTGAAGTTAGAAGATACTTGGGCTAAGAACCGTAGAGAGCTTGTCGCTTTTGAGATGGCTCAGATGGGGGCTATCACAGGAGATGTTTTTGTAAGGGTATCTTGGGAGGACTCAGATCCTATTGAAGGGCCTTATGCTAGGGTAGATGTATTACCAAGTCAGTATGTGTTTCCATCTTTTGGTGGTCCACATGGTGTTGACCGAAAAAAGGTTAACTCAGTATTAGTTTTGTTTCCTAGATTTAAAAATGGTGACTCTTCTTCTACTAATCGTTTTGGGGATATTCCTTCAAAAAATGTAGAGTGGTATGGGGAGAAATGGTTTCCTAATAAAGTTATTGAATATTCACCACATGGCGGTGAAACGGAGCGACCAAACCCTTTAGGTGAAATCCCTATTGTACATATACCTAACTACCCTATAGCGGGGGAGTTTTATGGTAGGAGTGACTTAGCTGATATTATACAGTTACAAAGGGAGTACAACGAGAAGGCTACTGATATATCGGATGTGATCAACTATCATGGTAGTCCTGTAACTATTGTTAAGGGTGCGAAGCTTACACAATTAGAGCGTGGTGCTAATAGGATGTGGGGGTTACCTGAAAACGCATCTGTTGAGAACTTATCTTTGAATGGTGAGCTTAGTCCTTCGATGGATTATTTGGATCGCATTAAGAAGGCCATGCATGAGATTGGCGGTGTGCCTGAGATCGCTTTAACGAGTAATCTTAATAATCGTGAAACAGGTGCTTCTGTATCTATGCGTTATATGCCAATGTTGGAGGCTAGACAAGTTAAGGTCCAAACATATGGGGCAGGGTTACGTTTAATTAATCGTCTGATTATGAAGATTACTTCTATTGCAAGTAATGAATTTGGTCGTGAGTTTGAGAAGCTGAATGATACTAATAAGTATCGTAATGATATTATTTTCCCATCTCCTTTACCTAGAGATGAGAGTATTGAGCTTGATAGAGCTATGAAGCGTTTAGATGTTGGTTTATCTTCAAAGAGACATGAGATGCAGAAGATGGGGCTTTCTCAACGAGAAATTGAAAAGATTAACCATGATATTGAGGAAGAGAGAGAGCAATTAGCGGAGCTAGAGTTTTCTATTGGGCAAAAGTTTATGGATGACACAGATACTTTAGAGGAGGTTTCACTTGGTTTAGTAGATAAGCCAAAAGAGCGCAGTGGTAACCCTAATCCAAAAAGACCTAACCCTGACTCTGTTGGTGAGTCTATCTCTAATACTAAGGTATCGGAGATGATGGATGGCTAGGAAGAAGTTTAGTACTCAACCCACTAAGAGCGGTGGGGGTATTGTATCTAATCAGCACGTTGTAAAAACGGTGGGTGGTGGTTCTATGACCGTTGTTGCCCAACCTTTACGTGTTAAAAAGGGTGAGAAAGACCCTGAGATTAAAGATGCAAAAAGGCGGATACTAAATAGATTACCGACTCAAGAGGGTAAGGTACGTACTCTAATGTTGAATGGTATTCAAAAGGCCGAGGTTGTCTTTATGAAATACGATAATAAACGCAATAGAACGACCAGTGCTTTAAGACCTCCTGACAAGACTGCTTTAGCTAGGGATTTGGAAAGAGTGGTTAGGTCTACTGTACGAGAGGCGAGAGATCAGATATTAGACAACTTAGAAGGCTCTGTTAAGACGTACTTGATTGGTTTAAGAAGGGGCTTACGTAATAAAGAAGATTTACCTATGTCTACTATTAATCAGTTGGCACGTAGAAAAGCTTTACAGGTTTATAATCAACCGAGCGGTAAAAGTGGTATGAACACAGCGCAGCGATTAGCAGGTGTTGGTGCAAGGATGGAGTCTGAGCTTGGTAAGTTTTTAGACGTGGGTATGTTGAAGCGCATTAAGCAAAGACCTAAACTTAAAAGATCTCTAGTAGATCCAAAGGGTGCTAATAGGGCTTGTGTAGCGAAACAGATAGCTCGTATTAATAGAACAGAGCAGAACAGAGCTATGCACTCTGCTACTCTTGAAGCTATGCGTTCTGTTGGTGTTGATCTATTTTATTGGAGATTAAGTGCTAGTCACAAAGATTATGGGGGTAATGAAATTTGTGAAGTATTATCAGTCTCAACAGGAGGAGATGTAGAAAGTAGTTTGCCTCCAAATTCTACTGTGAGCCTTATAGGTTTATATACTAGTGCCTCAGTACCCGATTTGCCTCACCCTAACTGTATGTGCAGTTTAGAGCCAATTTTAGTTTGATTAAGTTTGTGCTATGATAGATAATCCCTATGGATATTTTATTTTCATTAACTATATTAGATTGGAGGGCTGTTATGCCTATGTACTCAGCTAATAGTGCAAAGCCAAGTAATGGTGCTGGTCAAGACGCTTCAACACGTAATCGTGGTATGAGCGATTACTTTGATGTCCGTAACCAACCAAACAAAGCAAAAGTCCAAGGTTCTCGTCTTGTTATGATGCAGAACGCTGCAGGACAGCACACTCGTAGAGCACCAAAAGTAGACATCCTTCGCTAATTAAATTAACCCGCACCTAACGATAAAAGGGCATATAGACATATGAGTGATACGACAAATACTACGCCAGCGAACATAGAAGAAAGTCAAGCGAACAACCCTACCCCTAATACCGAAAGCAATGTTGAATTAAAGTCTTCTGATGATGTGTATACAAAAGATCAGTTAGATGAATTGCTTAACAAAGTAAGGCGAGAAGAAAAAGATAAGCTTTATAAGTCTATTGAAAAGACTAAAACAGAAGCGAAATCAATTCAAGCCGAGCGTGACCAGGTGCTAGATGATTTAAAGCTAGCGAAAGATAAACTTTCTACTTTACAGGACTCAAACATGAGTGACATTGAAAAGGTAAACAAGCAGATTGATCTGATTGTTGAACAGAATGAACTTCTTAAAAAACAACTTGAGGCTGTCTCTCAGCAGGCAGAACAACGAGTTCGTCAAAGTGAAGTGAAAACTTATCGACAAAAACAGATTGATAAGAGCGGTTTACTCTTTCCCGAAATGGTAAGTGGTGATACTCCAGAGGAGATTGACGCTTCCATTGAATTACTTTTAGATCGAGAGAAGTCAGTAAGAAGTCAGTTAGAAGATAAACTTCGGAGTGAAAGGGCGCAGGATGTCCCGCGCCCCATGTCACCTGAAATGAGTCAACCTAATGTAGCTTCTTCTGATCGTTATCGAGTCTCTAAGATGAGTCGTGACGAATACAGTGCGTATCGTCAAAAACTAATGGCGCAAGCCTTAGATTCAGTTCGCAGATAAAAATTAAATTTAACTTTTTAAGTTAGGAGTCAATTATGGCTATTTCAGGTACAAGTGATGCTAACGCAGGTGTTCCAGGTAATCAAATTGTAGGGCTTCCCGAAGCTTTACTAGACGTTTACAGTTTAGATATTCTACATAATGCACAAGGCATTATGCGTTTTGAAGAGTTCGCTGTTCGTAAACAAGAGCTTCTCGCAGGCCCTGGTGAAGTTGTTAAGTTTACTACTTATGACGATCTCACTAGAGGTGGTGCACTAAGCGAGAATACTCTTCTAGGTTCTCAAACTATGTCAGCTACTCAGAAGTCAATTACAGTGACTGAATGGGGTAATGCTATTAAGGTTTCTGAGAAGCTACTTCGTCTTTCTTGGGATGACGTTATGGGAGAGTCGGCTACTCTTCTTGGTCGTGACTATGGCGTTGTTCGTGATCTTGCGCTTCGTGACGCTTTGTTCAATGGCGTAGCAAGTGCTATCACTGCTGGT